ACCGGTGTGCTTAAAGGCGCTACTGCTACTAAATCATTTACTGAAACTATGCTTGGCGGAGGTAATGGTCTAGGACAAGACCTTGCTAAAGGTATTTTGGCCATGCTTGGTTTGGGTAAAAAAGCAAAAGGCGGAAAAGTAGGCGATGAGCAGCCATATATTGTTGGTGAGCTTGGTCCCGAACTCTTTATCCCAAAAACTGATGGCGTTATTATCCCTAATCACCTTGTTGGACGACGTAACCGCCATGAAGGTGGTGGCGTACACGCTCCTCATGATGGCCGTACCCTAGATGAAGCTGAAGTTAGAAACATTCTTGAACAAGCCGGTTTTGAAGGGCAAGGGCTAGAGAACGCTCTTGATGTAGCAAGACTTGAGTCTGGTTACCGAACTAATGCTGAAGGCGACAAGGGCCTTACTGACAACAAATGGGATTACAGTATTGGTCTATTTCAGATTAGATCTTTAAAAGACTGGAAAAAGTACAACGACCCTAAGCGCGAGCCTACTCATCTGTATGATCCGCTTGAAAACGCAAAAGAAGCTTACAAGATTAGCCAAGGCGGCGTTATTTGGGACAACGCTTGGTACAACACATCAAAGAAGCTTGGTCTTATTGGTTCACGCGATGGCACAAGAGACCCAGATTTTGTAAATGACGATCCAGTACAAGAATCTGGCGAACCTGACTACATTTCTCAGCTCATTAAAACAGTTGAAACAGGTGCTTTTTCTAAAGCGCTTGCTAACTTTAATCCAAAGAACCTAACCAGCACTCAAATTAGTGATTACTTTGGATCATCTGGTTTTTCTAGTGACAAAGGCACAACTGCTCATAATTATGGAGGCGTTACAATTAATATTAACGTCCCAAGCGGTAACGCAGAAGATATTGCAGCAGCAGTAAAGCGTATCCTTCAAGATACAAATATGATAGAAACGGCGGCTAGTAAATAATGGCAACTTATGCAACGTTATCTGATGGCGGCGGCGGTTTTGCAACCGCAGTCTCCGCTAGCTCTACGCCTACAGACACAGAGGCACAAGCGCGTCTTGAAAAACAGCTAAAGCTTACTCAAGCACAGCTTGAGCTAGAAACTGCCGCTAAAGAAGAAGCCCAACGCCGACTTTTACAGCTAGACAAGACAGCGGTTGATAAAACCGCCCAAGCATCGTTAAAAACTAGCGCTGGCGGAAGTTCTGGAGATGACATCGAAGTAGGTGTGCCAGATCCTGTTGGTTATAAGTTTAATTTACCTCCACATGACTGGAGTTTGCCGGTTCGACCAATCGAGCTTGAGCCAAACGACGTTGGTTATTTAAACAATAAGACAGGTTATTTTGCTACTGATGTATTTAACGGCACTAGCACCCCTGAGTCTTTTCACGGCACACGCCGAGGCCGTATTTGGTACTGGCACTCAGCTTCTGCGCTTCAAAAGTTTAATACTGACTCTGGAAAAGTAGAAAGCCTTGCTGATGCAACCGCAAACTTAACTAAAACCACAGAAGGTGTTGAATTAAAGAATGATGACCGAAAGTGGGGATTTCAGTTCCTGTGGAACCCATCAGAAATCTCAACTAACGTTGCCCGAAACATGGATATCACGCCATCTGCGGCTGACACGCTACGTGTTGTATCTGGCGTGTTTCCGGGGCAAGAAACTGTTAACTTTAACATTTTGTTAGATAGAACTAATGATTTTGCTTGCATTAGATCATCTAAAATTAAAGATTTTAACGATTACTCAAAGTTTTATAGCGCTTATTACCCGGGTCAAGGAAAACAACCTTTTGGTGAGCAGTTAGAGGCTTTGATGCGCCAAGGAACTATGGCAGACCTTGAATACTTGTTTAGAGCAATCAACGGCTCCGGTATGGGCGTTGAAAAATGGGGAACTTTGATGGGTAAGCGCACAGCTAACCTTGGCTACCTACAACCTACACTTTTAGGTATTTCTTTGGGGCCAGACCGCCTTAACAACTTGTCCTACGTAGGATGGCTTTCTAATATTGCTATCAATCACAATTCATTTACTCAAGACATGATCCCAATTAGAACTACAGTCACTCTTTCCATTGAATGCTTTGCTGGTACAGGAATTGGAGCTGGATAATGATACGCAAGGGATCTCGTTACGAATATTCAACAGTTGATTTTTTTAGCCCGAACACAGCTAAATCAGAACAGCCTGTTGTTTTTTACACTTTCTCAAAGCTTGGTCTTTTAAGCTACTGGGAGCACCAATATACACAGGGCGAGCGCCTAGACCAGATTGCGTCTAAGTACTATCAAAACCCAAAGTCTTGGTGGCTTATCCCTGAATACAATCCTCAAATTACTGATTTTACAAACATTACTCCTGGAACCATATTGAGGATTCCAAATGTTTAATTTTATACGTGTTGCTTTTCCTGAAACTGACTTTGGCCCTACCGCTGTGTACTCGGCTGAAATCATTCAAGAAAAATACAAGCACGATATTATTAAAATGAAATTTAGGGATTGGGATGTCTCATATGATGTCCTTAACCCAGGGTCCCCAGTGCAGGTAACTATTACTGGGGTTACCGAAAAGAAAGATATTTATGGATACATCCACCATATCAAGCCTGATAGAACTCCAGGCAAGAACTTTACCGAAATGGTTGTTATTGGGGCGTCTTACCCATTTCGCCAACCATCCCAAATGATTTATAAAGATATTACAGCAGATCAAGTTGTTCAACAAATTGCTGAAAAACATAATTTTGCTTGTTACGCGGTTGCACACCCACGCGTTTATCCTCAAATTGCTCAGTCAGGCCACACCGATTGGGAGTTATTAGTTAGATTAGCAAAGCAATCTGGATATACTCTTCGAGCTACAAATACAGAACTTTATTTTCAACCAATGTTAGAAGACTTTCATCGTTACAAAGAAGAAGCTAAAACATTTACTATGCGGCAAGCAAATGATTCTGCCGGATCTACAATGTACTCATTTAGACCTTTAATTGGTGAGTCTATTGATTACGAAGATGCAACAAAAGCTGCTATTGCGGTATCTGGCGTAGATAGATTTACAAATACTTCTATGGCTTTTACTCAACAAGATAGAAATACTCCTACACGCACTAAACAACAAATTGAATTTTTTGATGGGTTTGACACTGACACGGTTATTAGAACACCTGAAGTTGCTCAATATGAAGGGGAAGCTGCGGAAAGCCGTAATGCTTTTCCTTATAGAGCGGTAGCTGAAGTTATTGGATCAGCATCTTTGCGCCCAGATATGCCCGTGTATCTAAATGGTATTGGTTCTAGCTACTCTGGTTATTGGACTATTTTAAAAGTAGAGCACAAAATTATTGAAGAAGAACGTAATCGCCACCGTTATACAACTATTTTGCACGTGGGGTCTGATTCTTTAGGGGAAGCTGTAATCGGCATAGACAGCCGAGAGGTTGTTCGACCACCGGCTAACCCAATTAGAAAAATTATCCCTGGGGTACGACAAACTACAATTCGCCCTGTAACCTATTTAAACAGGGTTACAGTGCCAGTTAATTTTACAGAGCGCGGGAGCTTTGGGACTATTGAGAATAGGGCTAAGCCAAGTATTAACAATAGGGATACTTCCCCTGCTCGTTGGGTTACTGGAACTAGATCTTTAGATCCAATTGTTACCGAGCCTGTTACGGAACAATTTGTAGTCGAACGACTAGAAAGAATGCGAGCTAAACGATGAGTTTTGACAAACGCTTTTATGGCGTATATGAGGGCATTATTGTGGACAACTCAGACCCGGAAGGACGGTACAGGGCCAAACTTCGGGTGCCTCAAGTAACTGGTTTTGAGGACACTAACTGGGCAAACACAACAACATCTTCTGTAATGGCTGTTGGAAAAAAAGTTGCGGTTATGTATTTAGCGGGGGATCCTAATTTTCCCATATGGATAGGAGAAATTAAGTAATGGCATACCAGACAGCAATCACACTACCCTTTGCTTTTGATAGCTATGGGTCAGTGGCCTATACCTCTGATGAGAAGAAGATCTGGCAAGACCGGGTAGTCCTTGTCTGCATGACCAGCCTTAACGAGCGCATCATGCGCCCTACTTTTGGTACAACAGTGGCGTCTACTTTGTTTGAAAACATTAATGACTCTGTAAGCCTTATCCAACAGACTATTGGTGGAGCTTTTGCAAAGTTCTTGCCAAGTCTTTCTTTACAAAAGGTCCAGGGAACCGTCGATCCAGCCGATGGAAACATAGTTATTGAGGTGTTTTACCGTTATAATGATAAAGACACCCAACAAAGCGTGAAGATTAAGACCGGATTGTTCTCCCGAAGCGGAGATCTAATAGTGGAAGGAACTGGACGAAGTGGCCGTTAAAAAGTATGTCCCGCAGATCGACTACACCTCTAGGGACTACACATCCATCCGGGAAGACTTGATCTCTCTTATCCCTAACTTTGCACCAACCTGGACCAACCGCGACCCAGCTGACTTTGGCATGACTATCCTTGAGGCGTTTGCCTACATGGGTGACCAGCTGCACTACTACATTGACCGTGCCGCTAATGAGTCTTTTATTACTACAGCTAGCCAGCGCGATAGCGTTCTTCAGCTTGCTCGCCTACTTGGGTACCAGGCTACTAACAACACAGCTTCCCGGGTAACCCTTACCTTTCAAAATTCAACAGCTAGTTCAATTGTTGTACCGGCGCTAACTAAGGTTGCTACTACAAACGTAACCAGCAGCAGCTCACAGCAGATTGTATTTGAAACAGCGTCACAAGTTACAGTACCTGCTACTGGATCTATTACAGTAACTGCAAACCAGGGAACAACTGTAGCTAACGAAGTAATTGGTACATCTAACGGTGAGTCAAGCCAGATCTTTAAGTTATCTAAAAACCCTGTTATTGAGAAGAGCGTAACTCTTACTGTTAACTCTGTTACTTACACACAGGTCCCTTACCTTATTGACTACCAAAACTACGACCCTGTATTTAGCACTTATACAAGTGCTGATGGTATTACTTATGTAGTATTTGGAGATAACGTAAGCGGACGTATCCCACCGGTAAATGCACAAATCACAGCAACTTACCGTATTGGCGGTGGAACATCTGGAAATGTAGGTGTTAACACTATCAAGTACATTCTTACAAATGGTGTTTCAGGCCTTAGCGTACTTAACCAGTACATCAGCGCATCTGATACAGGTGAAGCATCTGGCGGTGGAGATTTTGAATCTACAGATGCTATTCGCGTTAACGCCCCACTGAGCTTACGTACATTGGAAAGAGGCGTATCACTTTCAGATTATGCAAATCTTTGCATTAAGGGTGGAGCAGCAAAAGCTGTAGCTATTGCAGATGTATACACAAACGTAACTGTCTATTTTGCTCCATTTGGAGATAAAGGTGTTACTGGAGATGGCGTAACCCCATCAAACGTATTTAATAACACAGCTACAAGCTTGAAGGCTTATTTAACAGATAAGATTCCAGCTAATACAACAATTACTTTCCAGCCACCTTCATACGTTGATACATATATCGATGCAAACATAACAGTGTTACCTCAGTATAAGCAAAGCCTCGTCTTGTCTGAGGTAACCGCTAAGCTTGATACTTTGTTCCAGTTTGACAATGTGATCTTTGCTGACCGCGTAACCATTAATGACATAACTTCAGCTATTAACTCTGTAGCTGGTGTGGCATATGTAGAGACTACCAAAATAATCCGCAAAGACGCTGATATTACTAAAGTGGTGGACCTAAAGACTTTAACTGCCGGTGTTGCTAACTTGCGTACAACTACAGCACACGGCCTTAAAATTGGCGATACCGTAAAGATTACTGGTATTGATAACGACTTTAATGGTGTCTTTGTTGTTAAAGAAGTACCAACCACAACTACATTTACATACGCATGTGCGGGAACAACTATCACAGCAACTGCTGTTGTGGGTGGAGCTGTTACACGTTTGTTTGTAGGAGACATTATCTGCGAGCTTAACGAAATCCCACAGAAGCCAGCTTCATACACTTGGGGTCTTACTGTAACTGGGGGCATTACAATCTAATGTCACGTTATGGTATTAATTATTATAATTTAGCGTATTACGGTCCAGATAACGCATCACAGTATATTGCGACCTCATTTACAGCTAAACCTCGTGGCTATGGCAATATCCAAGTCAGATGGAACAGCCCTGCCGGAACGTGGTCCAAGCTTCGACTTGTCCGTAATTCTTTTGGGTACCCTGTTAATCCGTGGGACGGCGATCTTCTTGTTCAAGCCGCTATTGAAACAGATCCAACGCTATATGACGATACATTAAACCTTGTTAAAGGCGCTTATTACTATTACTCACTTTTTGTATTTGAAACAGTAACTTATACCTGGCTTCGAGTTGGAGACGCTACAGGTGTTTCAGTAAAAGACTATGGGTACATTGACGCTCTTTACGATGGTCTTCCTACTATTGCAAAAATCCAAAATGCTTATGATGCTTCTGGAAACTACAACAATGATGACCTTTATAAGTTTATATCTCTTTTTGCTTTTGAACTTAGCCATGCCCACACAGTAGTAGCGCTATTAAACAATAAATACGATGTTCAAAAAGCTAACGGAGCTTTAATCCCATTATTCTTAAAACAACTTGGTTACGATTACGAAAAAGAGATTGGCTATCAACAATCTCGTATTTTGGCTCGTGATGCCGTACAAATCAATAAAGAAAAGGGAAGCCGTCAAGGTCTCCGCGAGTATATTAAAGCTTTTGGCGGTTACGCTGTAACAAAGCCATTGGGCACTGAGCCAAACCCATCTATAGATGGCCTTACTATGGGTCATAATTTAATGCTTGATTACAATGACTCATCATTTGAAGAAAGCATTGGTCACTGGGGTTCCCTCGATGGAACTGCTACGTTAGGCTCTATTAGAGTACAGACCGTAAAACGAGCATCTTTAACAAGCAATGTTGCAACAGTGACTTTAGAAAAAACACATGGTTACCGCGTTGGGGATAAGATTACAACTTCTAATTTTCCATTAAACCTATTTAATACAACTAGTAACCAATTTACAGTAACAGCTGTTGGAGCTAAAACAATCTCATTTGCCCTTACCGGAACAGACATTCCAGATCAAGATGTTTACAACAAAGTGTTTGGCGCTTATCCAACAATTAAACCTTACCCAAAGCCTTGGGAAGAGCCAACCTCATCTACCTTTACCCCTAATAAGCGTAAAGGCGTGTTGTCTGTTAAAAACGCATCTGGAAGCACAGCTACTATTAAAATTGAATGCGGATACAGCAACGGTGATATTACTAAATTTAATCCGCTTACCAAAGGTATTCCTGTAACAGCAGGGCTTTCTTATAGTTTTAGCGGTTATACCGTTACCGGCGGATCTGCTCGATCAATTACTATGGGCATCAAGTGGTACACACGTTTTGGTGTTTTTATTTCAGAATCAACAGGAACTGCAAGCAACAACGCAACCGGTGAGCTTGTAAGCGGAAGCCGTAAATCTGTATCTGATGCAGCACCAGCCACATCCTATTACGCAATCCCTACTATCCAAATTGCATCTGCGGCAGGTAGCGAATTCCATTACTTTGATGCTCTTCAATTTGAACAAGCTGCTAACCCAACTACTTTTGATGAAGCTCGCCAGATCCATTTGACTATTAAAGCTACCCGTATCAATGAGTTAAAGAACCCACACTTTGCTAGCCCAATTACTCCTTGGACAGCAAGTAATTCTACAAACTCAATTGATACTACTAGCCAAGAGCCGGGCGCAAGTGTTTTCTCTATTGGCCGAGCTGCAATCTTAGACAGCGTGGTTACTTTAACATTAACTGTAAGCCATGACTTTAAAACTAATGATGTTATTTCTATTTCTGGTTCTACATGGGTAGGAGCAGCTTTAGATGGTACCTACACAGTAATTGCTGGAAGCGCGGGAAAGATACTTAAGTTTGCTAAATCTGCTGCTAACCAAGCTGAAGCTGACTGCACAGGATCCGTGTTTTTTGCCGGTAACGCGCTTAAGCTAACTGCTACAGGGTCTTCTGTAGTTCTTAAGTCTTGGGATGGATCTACTAATGGACAGCTAATGCCAATCCATTACCCAAATACCCCTTATACATTTAGCCTTTACGCACAGGGTATGAATACTGCGGATACTGTTACAGCATCTATCAAGTGGTACAACTCTTCATATGCTTTGATTGGATCAGCTGTATCCGGAAGAGCGGCAAAGCTTTTGGCAACTATTACAGATGTGTCTGGTGATGGTAGCTATGTAACTTACAAAGCTCAAAATAACTTTACTGTTGGTCAAGTAGTCACAATTACCGGAATTACTATGATCCGTGGAGCGACCTATAACCTGTCTAATGTAACAATCATTAGCTGTACAGAAGATCAATTTACAATCCGATCAGGAGCTAATGGGCTCTATAACACTGGTGGTACTGCAACACCTACAGTTACAGCTAAAGACTGGATCCGCCCTTACGTAACCGCTACAGCTCCAGCAACTGCGGCATATGCAGCGGTTGAAGTAACATGGGCTACAGCTAACACACGCACAATTAAGTTTGACTCTGCATTGTTTGAAAACTCAGCTGGACTTTTAGAGTTCTTTGATGGAAGCAACGGGCCTTGTTCCCCAGCTGACCTTTACTGGGAAGGCGGAAGCACAAACTCTGCTCGAAGCCATTTGTACAAGAACCGCTTTGCTGTAATAAGTCGACTTATTGACTCAAAGATTGCGGAAAACGTACCCCAAGGTACCCCTGTTTCCGTCTACTTGGCGCAACCTCAAACATAGGCTAGTCTGTGCCTCCCCTACCAAGGAGGTCCCATGGACAAATATTATGTGCTCGTCGCCGGCAATGGAGCAACCAGCCGCGCTAATCTAGAAGCTTTAATGGAAGATCACTATTACGCCCAAAGTTCAAATGGCGCTAATGGAACTTTAGTTTTAGCTTATTCAGAAAGACCAAGTCAAGGTCAAACATTTGCAACACAGTTAGCAAAAGACAAAGGCAAAGACATTCTGGTATTTACTACAGAGTCTGGAAAGTTTGATGGCATCCCATCAGCAAGCCTTAACATCTCAACAAATCCAATTAAGACAGCCGTTGATCACCTTAAAGGCCTTAGAGCATCTACGTTCTTACTATGGGCTGATGAAGACAAAGACTGCCAAAACGCCCTAGCGGCATGCAAGGACGCGGAAATCCCTTGCTATGACTTAACCGAGGGTTTGATCCCACTTAACCCGGCTCAGGACATTAAAGCAACAGTTGAGCCAACAATCCCTAAACAAGAAACTATTGAAGACGTCGAGGAGGATGACGAGGATGGCGAAGAGGCGGATGACGAAGAAGATGACGAAGATGAAGAGGAAGAAGGCGCCCTCGACGAAGAAGAGCTGGACAATCTCTACTTTGGAATCCAAGCCATCGCCAAAA